ATTTACTCCGGTAATACCTTGAGATAAAAGATCTACCTCTCTGCGGAAAGATTGTAAATCGCGTAGACCCTTTACGCCAATTTCAATATCAGCTCTGTAACCGGCCACGGTTTTCTAGTTACTGTCTGTGCTTCAGTTTAAGGCGTAAAAAAGCCGCCGGGTTAGCGGCGGCGTTTGGCCTTCTCCATGGCCTTTTCTTGGTCCTCGTTCAGGATCTGGAAGTAGGCGCTCCAGCCGAGGAGTTCTTCGGCCGTCATCTTGGTCCGGATTTCGCTAAGGGTTAGCCCCAGCTCTTTGGCAACCCCAAATTGGAGTAGGAGCCAGTTGTCCTTGCGAATCTCGGCGCTCAGGATTTTGGGTCGATCGGCTCTTGGTCGTCGGTGAGGATTGCCAGCATCAAAGACTGCAGATCTTTATCCTTGACTTCGTTTTTAAGAACGTCGATCTCGCCAGGGCTAAAGAGTTTCTTGCCGGATTCGTCTAGTGCTTTTGCGATAAGCAGCTGCAGTGCAAAGGCGTTGGCGTCGTCAGACTTTGCCTGCTTTTGAGCGCGTTCGCGTTCTGCTGCAGTCAAAGGGCTGACCCACATCTCAAAGATGCTGCCGTCCGAAAGTTCTACTTCCCTTTTGGTTGGTTCGAGGTTGGCTGCCTTGCGCAGGCGGTCAATCGCACGCACTGGAATGGAGGCGGGCATGTAATCCTTACGTTCTGGTTCTAATGTAGCGCATTACAAATAAAAAGCCCCAACCGAAGTTGGGGCCCCACGCACTTGATTTCTAGCTTATCAGGAGCTGGTGGAAAGGTCGAAGACCGGGGTGCTGGCGGGACGGAAGTTGACAGTCACAGACTGTGCATCGTCCGGGTTTACGTTCATGCTGGCCGAGGTGATCACAGCGTCGAATGCGATCGAGCGGCTCAGTGAATCGTTAAGAGTGCCGCCGGTGAACACGCGATCGGTGTACAGCTTGAACGAAGCGCCGGTTTGCTGGCGTTGCAGCACGTCCTCGATCAGGCGGTTGGACAGTGCGAGTTCTTCGTCCGTCATGTAGGCGGTCGCAGAACCAGTGCCGTCGCCGAAACCTGGGATGTAGGTACGGAAGGGCACGTACTGACCAGGGGTTTGACCGATGGTTGTTACGTCAATTTCGGCCCTGGTGATCTCAAAGCTCCAGTCGCGAACTTGGCCGACTACTTGGTAGTCGGAGTAGGCGATCTGGAACTCGTTGGAGCCTGTGGCGGTGCCATCATCAGTGATGGTGATGGTGCCGCCGCCTTCGGTTGCGGAGACCTGCAGCACGCCAGTCGATGCTGCGTAAGCGATCACGTAGTAGGTGGTTGCAGGGCTGATGCCTGCAGGGAGGGTGCCGGTGCCGGCGCCGCCGGTCTGGCTGTTCACCACGCTGAAAACAACGGGGTCACCAACCCGGAAACCGAGATACGGAGCGATGGTGATCTCGTCGCTCAGGGTATCTACATTGGTCTCGCCGAACGTGGCGACGGTTCCAGCGGGTTTGTAGTAGAGGGCGCCGGACGTGCCGGACAGTACGGTCGATGCCATTGGCTTACCAAAATGGACGGTGTGGGCGGGCACTGCCCGGCTTATTACAGGTTAGCGCCAGTCTTTAAGTTTATTACGAAAGTACCGTTGCAATGTATGAGGTATCAATCCTGCCAACAAAGTGAGGAGTATTTTCGGTTGCTGAGAATGTCGGTCCGTTGATTTGGCCGACTTTGAAGTACACGCCCGTGTTGGTCTTGGCGGAATCGTTGAGTGTCTCCAGCACATTTACTGCGGTTGTTAGGAGTTCTTGGTTGCGGGCTGGACCACGCCCTTTCTCTGTAAATACGCGGATAACAACTGCACCCCGTGCATTATCAACGCTAGACGTAAGCGTGGGCTCGTTGGTAATGCCGAAAGTAACATTGATGCGAACGTACTCAGTGGTTGAATTCGGTGGTGTTGCCGTGATGTTGTCGAAATAAATCGGGATGGCTGGTGACAGACTACCGAATGCCGCAAGCATTGGTCCTTCTACTGCTGCTCGGATAGCTTGGTAGTTCACAGACGCACCCTTCCCAGTTCAGCATCGAACTCTAATTTAATCCTGTTATCGAGTTGGCCACCGAGAACGTATGTGGTGTACCAGTCAAGTGGGGCAGTTCTCCTGTTTGGGCCATCGTCATCCAAGATTAGATCGCCCCTAATACCGCTCACTCGTGTACCTGCTTCAGGCAGTTTTATAGGATCTGTGCCTGGGTCGATAAATTCACCTTCCTCAAAGTCCCTTGCGATGTCTGCGTGATCGGAAAAATTAGAAATTATGTATTTGTTTTCGTCGAATGCAAAACCTCTACCGCTAAGTAGCGGCGCTGGAATTCTTTTTGGTAAACCCGGTGCTCCTGTGCCAGATGTTTTTCTGCCGTCAGAAGTGCTGATTTCCCAAGAGTTGGAAAACTCACCTGACCAAACTGGCCCGGCTTCTTGGAGATCCACGACAATTTCTTCGGCTGCTCTGGCCGGACCTCTACTAAAAGCCGCAACCGCTAGGCGATCAAGATTGTCTCCCAAGCGATCCAACTCGTTTAGAAACTTTTTACTGATAGCCATTACTGGGGCCTCACAACTAGGGAGTGGTAGACGGGTTCGTCGCCGCGATAGGTTCTGATTGCGATGATCTTTGCCTCGCGGGTTGCTCCAGCCTCTGTGTACTGGATGCGGTCAGCCTCGGTTGGGTAGTAGGTGCCGAGTTCAGTCGTTCCAATCAGGATGCGGAGGTCGGTGGTTTGGTAAAGGCCTTCAGCTTCCTGGGGATCGACGCGAAGGATTACCCCTTTCACTGGGACTGGTGTGTCGCCGCCTGTTACCTCGCCGGTGGCTGGGTTATACGTGCGAGGGGTGGTGGTTTTGATGTACGTGAGGTCTTGACCCCACTGAGGCATCAGCGTTTTGGGGATTGGGGCAAATATGTTGTCGATTAGGCCCATATCAACCTCGGAAGAGACGGACTGCGTAATTTGTGGCCCCGCCAATGCAGTAGGCGCCCAAGTAGGTCTCCAGCCAGGGGTAGAGGTCGAAGATGTTGTTGATCAGGCCTGGGGTGGTGGAGCTGTCCTTGTATTTGACCTTCAGTTCGCCCAGTTCCACTTCGTCGTAGAGGCCGGTGGTGCCGCTTGTTCCAGTGATGGAGTCGGTGTCGTTGGCGAAGGCGCGGGCAAGTTCGTAGGTGGCGACCTTGACCTGCTGGGGGATCAGGGTGCAGACCAGCTTGATGCCGTCAACTTTGTAGTCTTCGCGCGGCCATTTCAGGGCTTGGGTTTCTGTGCAGCGGTCGCCGTAGAAACTCAGTGCGTCGATCCAGCGCGTGGCGGAGATGATGGCGCGGGTTTTTTGGTCGTCCGTCTTGTCGGTCCAGGTGGAGGAATCCGGGACTGTCTCGAAATATGTGTCTGCTTCCGCCAGCGTCACGTAGCTGTTGGCCGACGCGCCCTGCAGAGTGGCATCAATAGTCGCGGCCACAGTTAATACGCTCTTTTTACAATCTTAGCCTTCGCCCGCTTTGGCGCCTTTGCTTCCACTAAAGACGCGTGGTAAATCGTCGCTCCAGTCATCTCTATGTCGGCGCTGCGCTCTAGATGGTCGCCGTAAGGCATGTCCTCATGCCAACGGCGATTATTGTGTGACACGTAGAGACGAACCAGTTTCATGCCGACTCGTAAAAATGCCGATGCTGGCTCCAGCGTAAAGCCGGCGGTGGTCAAAGAAAATCCGGCTCTTCCCGGTGACAAAGTACGCAAACTTAAAGATGTTGCTCTTGAAGTGCGCAGGATGCGCGAGGAAGAGGGCCTTGATATTTCGCAAATTGGCGAAAAATTGAAGGTCAGCTATGACGTGTTGAATCAGCTGATTCTCCAGTCATATAAGAGCACCATGAATACTCCTGTGGTGTTCGAGGTGCAGGAGAAGATTCGGCTGGGGATCGAATACTGACATAAAAAAGGCCCCCGTTAGGGGGCCAATCCGTTCGTCCGGGATCAAGCGTAAGCGCTGGGGTCGAAGGGAGTGTTGACCAGCAGGCGGGCAACGGGAACCATCTTCGTGGTGCTGAACACCAGGTTCCAGCTGTTCACGTCGGCCAGGTTGCCGGTGGTGGCAGCGTTGGTGGGGTTGTCGCCGGAGGCGGCCCACTTCGTGCCCGTCACGTGGTATCCGTAGTGGTAGTCCACTGCCAGCACGTCCTGCATGGACAGGATGTTGCGGTCTGCGGCGAGGCGCAGATCCTGCTGGATACCCTCGGACACAACGCCCGAGCGGAACAGGTACACCGGGTACTTGACCACATCGCCGGTGGTGCCACCAGCCAGGAAGGTCAGCTGGTCGTCGATCACGACCCGCATGCCGGCGTAGAAGGGTACGTCGGTCGAGCGGACGCCGATGCCGCCTGCACCCCAGGTCACGGCGCCGGAGGCTGCCAGTGCAGAGGTGCTGAAGGTCAGCATCCCGGTCTGTTGCAGGTAATAAGCAACGTTCGAGTGCATAGCGATGCTATCCATCTCGTCGCCGCGCTCACCCAGCACAGCCTTGGCGGCCACCACGTTGGGTACCGTCAGGTAGTTTGCCTCGGTCATCGAACCGGGCACACCAGCGAAGGACTTGTCAACTTGGTTGGGACCAAGGACGCCGTTGCCGCTGATGCCACCGAACAGACCCAGCAGGTGGTTCGACAGGGTGGCGGTCTTCAGCTTGTTGATCGCAGCGGTCAGCTGGTCACGAACATGGCTCAGGGGATCAGAGCCAGTGCCAAGCTTGCTGAGGTCGTCGGCTGCGTACGCGAAACCACGATGAAGAATCGTCATAATCTGCTCGTCGGCAGTCACGTTCGCCGGCACCAGGTAGCCGCCGCCGCTGCCCCAGGTGCTGTTGCTGAGGATTTGGGTCTCAGTCGGGGCGATGGGGTCAAAGAAAGGCACGCGCACGCGGGTGCCGCCGGCGCGGGCGTCCAGGGCAGCATTACGCTGAATGATGCCGCTCTGGATCCAGCGGGATTGCTCGAAAATTGCCTCCGAGGTGTACTGGAGGAATTCGGGGCGTGTAACCAGGTCGGAAAGGAAAGTACCCCCAGACCAGTTGCCATTAAAAGCGGACATTGTGTAGCTCCAGTGGAGTCGTTGTTAGCGGTTGCCCCACAGGGGCTTACTTTCCGGCCTCAGCTTTCAAGAGACGTGCGCGATCGGGATCGCTAGACAGCATCACCATCTGCTGGGTAATGTTCCAGCCCTCTTGTGACCAAGGGTTGGATTGACCGGGGAGGGCGGTGGCGCGGGCACTACCTGCGACACCCATCCCGGCGCGGTTCGTGGCAGCAAAGTGATGCTCGTAACCACTGCCGGGGTT